CCGGCGCTGAGTCTTTTGGAGTCCCTGATGGTGGTTTGCAGCAGTTCAGAGCAGTTCATACCAGTTCCAAACTTCACCATCTCTTTTGAGACACCCTTATGGCTTACAACTCCGATTCCGTTGTTCAAACTCTTGCAGCCGCCCTCGCGGCTGATCCCTCCGTCGTCGCCAAGGTCAACTCCAAGCACCTCCGCGCAGGTGCCCGCTCGGTTGACGACTTTTCCATCTTTGAAGGGCCGGAGAAATCCGGCAAACCCATCATCGTTCGCAGCGACCTCGCAGGCGTGGGCGCTGGCGACGAAGTGAAATTCACCGTCGTCTCGCAGCCTCGCGGCGCTGGCGTCCGTGGTGAAGCCGAGCTTCGCGGTAATGAAAGTTCCATCACGCTCTCGACCTTCGGGTGCAAAGTGGACTACTGGCGCGACGCCGTGAAGTTCACCAAGAAAGAACTTCGCTTCCTCGCCGTGGGTGGTTCCCTGCGTGCCGTCGTGCTCGACATGATGAAGGTCAAGATGGGCCGCAAGCGCATGAACGACATGAAGATGGCGTTCAAGCTGCAAGCCAACGGCAACATCATCTACCCGAATGGCCGCAAGAGCTTTGCGACGCTTACCGCTCTCGACAGCCTGACGCCCTCCGGCATCACGGATGCAGTGCCGCAGTTCATTCGCCAAGGTGGCAAGGCTACCATCGTGAAGAACAAGCACGGCAGCCCGGTTCACAAGCCGATCCTGTACATGGTTGATTCCGCTGGCGCGAACGTCAAAAACTCCTCCAGCTACGAACTTGCCGTCCAGAATGGCGATGTGCGCGGCGAAGGCAACGCCGCTTTCAATGGCATGCTTCGCGACTGGAATGGCGTCGGCCTCTTCGAGCATACTTCGGTCGATCCCGAGTATGACCAGATCGCCGACCCGCTGGCCCCTCGTGCGCTGCTTTCCACCGGCTTTGGCGTCGATAGCGCCTCGGCTGCCTGCGTCATCAAGAGCCACGCCTCGGACACCAAGACGCCTTACACGGCTTGGCTCGGTGGCTATGACTACGAATGGTATGAAGGCCAGAAGACCGACACGGCTACGACCGCCCCCGGTGGCGTCGCTTGGACCACTTGGTATGCAGCCATCACGGGCGCGACCTATTACGCCTGGGTTCGCAATCCAGACGGCAGCGTGGGCTTTGTGTCTTGGGTCGGCTCCAACAACAACGGCAACCGGATCACCATCACGGCCATCCTGAACCCGGACAACACGAACGACGCCTCCGGCCTCGGCGTGGACACCCTGGGCAACTTCGTGGCGACCGGCGACACCTGGGGCCTCAACACCGCAGGCAATGCCTACACTCGTGCAGTGGGCGGCGCTGGTGCTACCTCGAACTGCTCGGCGGATGTGGTCTGGACGGCTGAATTTGATGCCGGTGCCTACATCATCCCCTGCAACGCCAATGGCGCGGTGGATATGTCCAGCCTCATGCTCGGACAGGAAGCTGCCGTTCGTGCCTACGTCGGAGACGACGAGCTGATCGGCGACTCTGACGACTACAAGTTCGTCAACGGCGGTGGCTACGAAACCATCTACGGTCAGGCCCCTTGCCGCCGCACGGATGGCAAGACGGCTGGTTACAGCCTCCTGCGCCACTCTGGACAGCACCCCGGCCTCGAAGTGCCCACCCTGTCCGCGTAAACGAACCTCACGCCTGCCCGGCGTCAAAACCGGGCAGGCTTTTTCCTTTCCCATGAGCACCAAGCCCACCACACCCACCCTTCCGTCACGCATTGATTCCTCGATGCTGGCGAAATACCTCAACGTTGGCGAGTCCGTCGTCATCGTTAAACTGCTCGGCATCGGCAATACAGGAGCCTATGAGTTCCGTGACCGAGCCAGCCGCATTTACATTTTCCGTTGGGATACTCAGCAAGGCGGCCACGTTCTGCGCGTGCCACTGACTCTTTGGAACGCCGACAAGGGCCGCATTGCCCACGACATCATGGACCAGCGTCGATTGATGCACGCAATGGTGGTGACGGTCGAGGTGCCAACCGCAGAAGCCACGTCACCCATCAAGGAACTGATCGACGCAATGGTCAATGATCCCGAGTATGCTTGGGGATGGCATTGCAACATTACGATGGCGGCCCATGACTCAGGAGCGAATCCGCATGACGCCCTCAATCGGGGTGCGGCGCTGTTTCTCAAACTGCTGAGCGATGGCCGTGTCGATACGACCACGCATCCCGCCTACGCTCAGACGCAAGAAACGACCACTTCAAGCCAGGGAGAATTGGATTCCAGCGAGGCCCATAACCTCGCCTCCGCAGGTTCGATTCCTGCCCCTGACACCACTTCCACCCCCGAAATGGACGCAACGGAGACGAAAAGCGCCCCTAACGTGGTAGGGCAGGGCGTGGAAGCGCCCGTTGCGTCCGCCTCGGCTCCTTCTGCTCAGATCATGCACGGGGACAAGCCCATGTTCTCCGCCGCCTGGGACAAGCTCGATGCGCCCATGCGGATCAAAGCCTTGGCCGCTTTGCTCGACACCGACGAGGAAACGCTCAAAGCCGCTATTCAAGACCCACTTTCGACCGTGGAACTCGGCCATGCTGGCTGGGTGAAGCGTCGTGAACCTCAAGCCTAACCACAAGCCCCACCACAATGCAGACCATCATCGTTCCAGACATCAAGCCCACGGGCGCAATCGTCGTGTTGAATGTCACGCCGCAGGACAAGACCAGTGCCGCAGGCATTTACCTCCCCGTCGCCGTCCAAGGCGCGGAAACCCGCATGGAGGCGACCATTGTCGCCACCGGACCCGACTGCAAGCGCACTGACATCCAAGTCGGAGCGCGGGTCTATGTCGGCAAGTTCTGCTCGAACGAAATCCCGCGTGATGGCTTGAGCTACAAACTGGCTCAGGAAACGGACATCTTCGCCATCTTGGATGCCAACACGCACACGCCGAGCCAAGCAGCCGACGCCTGACCATGACCGTCCGCCAAGCCATCGACGCAATGCTTCGCTACCTCCGCCCGGAGCAGCGTGTGTTTCCGTTTGTGAGCACGGACTATGACGACCCGCTTCCTGACGCCCTCAGTGCGTGCAATGCGGCCTTGCAGCAAATGGCGGTGTTTGCTCCGCTGTTTGCTGTGAAGCAGCAGCGAAGCGCCTACTTTCGAGCACCGTCCACCTTGGCCGTGGCAGGACTCACGAACGGCGGCATGACGGCAACGGGGGACTTTCCGGCGTGGTCGGTGGGTTGCTGGGTGCAGCTTCCCGGAGATGCGGATATGAATCGTATCCTCTCCATCTCGGGGACGACGGCCACGTTGCAGTTTCCTCACTTGTCCGCCACTGCGGCAGGTAATGCCACCATCAAGGTCGATACGGTTGAACTGGCTGAGGACATCATCACGGTTTTGGAGCCGGTGCGCTACCGTGGCACCGTGAACAAGCTCAAGCCTGCCAGCAGCCGCACCGCACTCAGCGATAGCCAAGAGGAAGGGCGTTACTTCATCGAGTCCGCTCTGAGTGGCAGCAAAGTCCGGCTGCGCATGATGCTTTCAGGCCACGTCACGGCAGACACCGTGTTCGAGTTCCAGGCACGCACCGCCTTGGGCAGCATCAGCCAAGCGGATGTTTACGACGAAGAGACGCCCGATGCAGATCCCGGCGTGGCGGTGCCGGTCCCGACTGGATTTGTCGAGTCGATCTTCCTCCCGCTGGCGACGGACTTGTTCTTCTCCAAGCCGTGCGTGGTGAACTACGATACGGCAGGCCAGCTAAACCGCGATGCGGTCAAACTGGTGCGCGAGCAGGCGCAGACGGCGCTGGCAATGCTGGAGCGCATGCGCCCACAGGGCAGCAAGGCGACGAGGATCGTTCCGGGGTGGCAGTAAGTCAGTCAGCGATCTCCCTTAGCTTGATGGCGGCCTTTCTCTGTTCCGGCGTTGCCGCTTCTTTGCTCAACATCCACGCCTGAATCAGCAGCCCTATCTCCCTGCCTCTACTTTGTGCTCGGCGAGCTGTCGCCTCCATTTGTTCGTCCAGCTTCATTCCGAGCCTCATCAGCGCCAGTTTGACCTCGTTGATGACTCCCAAGAATGACTTCCCACTGGTCTTAATTCGATGTAGCTCAGTTGTCTCGTTCATTGGATTGCTTGGTTGGTGAGAGTTCCGGTGGCATTCATGCGCGTTTAAAGGAAAAGAGTCTGGTCCATGAATTGAAAACGCAGATGAGGCCATTCTGCTCCGCCCAATAGTTGACCTGCTTGCGGAAAGGCAGGTCTGGCCGCAGACCTTGCAGGATGGCGGTGTCACGGCGCATGGTGAGTTCTTGCACCGAGCAGGTGCCGCCGTGCCGTTCGAGGGCATTTATGATGCCTTTGAGCGGGCTGGTGTAATCGTCGCGCAGGTCGGTTTTCATCGGAGCTTCTTCCTGTAATCGGTTGGCCGTCTGCGGCGACGGACTTGCTGCTTGTAAAGCGTGGCACTGCCTCGGCACTTCCAAGCCATGCCAAGGCCCATCACGTCGTCATCGTGGCAGCCAGAGCGAGCGGTGGGCTTGCCGTTTTTGTCCACGATGAACGTGCGGCCTTCGCCAATGATGTGCGGGCAATACACCTCCATTTCGTTGCGTTGGATACCGAGAGCGAGGCCGTCGATGATGTCGCGGCGCTGGTCGGCATCTTTGAGCTTGAATCCGAACATGAACTTCGGTGTGTCGCGGTCGAACGGATCGACGACTTGGCGCTTGTAGAGCAGTACGCCAGCGTCTTGCAGCCCCTTGAGGATGTGCAGGCCCATGTTGATCTCCAGAACGACCATGCAATCGCCGTAGTAGCTCGCCAGGGCAATAATGAAGTCCGTGGTCGTCTGGGCCGCACCCGTGAACGGAGGCCGCACGCGAGCCACGACGGCGGGCTTGTGGGCATAATTCGCGCCCGCGTCCTGATATTCGGCTCGAAGCACGCCGATGGAGTGGCGGTCTGGATCGTTGCTTTCGGTTTGGTCCTCGCCGGTAGAAGGGTCGCACCAAACGATGTAGGAGCAGCCGACTTTGGGCCGCTCCCAGATGTGGAAGTTACCGAAGCCCTCGGGATCGAGTTGGAAATCGTAGGTGCCATCGTTTTCGACGAGGTTGCCGACTTCGGGCGGGTGATTGCCAGCGTCCTTTGCCCATCGGGCGAGCACGGCTTGATTGAAGCGCGGGCGACCGGAGGCGAGGAAGCATGAAACATCGTCCTCCGGGAAATATTCATCAAAAGTGTCCTCGGACTCGCCGCACTCGGAGGCCATCTTGTCGCGCCTCCATTGAATCTGCTCGTGCGTCCAGCCGTATTTCTTTTGGCCGTTGGCCTCGCGCACGGTCAGCGTGGCGTCGATCTTGGCCCGCATGGCAGGTGTGACAGGCGTTTGGTTCTCCTCAAACTCGAACCATCCGGCGAACACTTTGACCCAGCCGTTGCCGGGCTTGGCTTCACCGGCCTTGAACGCCTTGATGAAGTCGTCCAGCCACAAAGCGCCCTCCCAAATCTTGAAGTGCTGACCGCTTGCGCCCTCGGGAGTTGTTTCGGCGATGGCGAGGCCAGCGCCATTCAGCGACGGCATCACTGAGGCAAAGATTTTCTTGTCGTTCTTCACGCCATCTCGCGGGTATTTGGCCGATTCCGAGAACAGGACGGCCTGCCGGGTTTGCGAGATACCGGGGTTGCGCACCTCGGAAGAGGTGATCTTGGCCGCGCTGCCGTTCGACCATTCCATTTCCTCAACGCGAGGCATGAGTTTGATTCCCCACGGGAAACGGTCGTGGTTCGAGAAGGTTTCGAGCCGCTGGACAATGACGGCGGCGTTCTCCTTCACATCGGCCATGATGAGGGCTTTGGTTGGGCGCTGCATGCAGACGTGGTAAATGATCTCCAGCGCCATCGTGGTGCCGCCGCACTGGCGGATTTTGGTCACGATGATGAGGATTTGCTCAAGGCCCAAAGCCCAAAGCACCTCGAAAGCCTCCGCGAGACGCCGCTGGAGCACGTTCGACTTCGGAGATTCGAGAGCGTTAGTATGCGCGTTGGTGATCTTCACGCAGGTGTCGAAATGCACCGTGGGCGAGATGGCGGCGAGGTGGAAATCGGGATCTTCGGTCATGGTAAAAGGATGGCTGATTGTTTGCGGCGTTGCGCGAGGCGGGCCGCGAGTTCGGCGGTGACTCGTTTGTGGCAGGGATGGCAAAGCGTTCGGTAGTTCTCCAAACCGCACAGCCCGCCGCCCTCGGCGACTGGGACAATGTGATCTGCATCCCATGCGGTAGAGCGTCCGCTAGTCCATCCGTCGCGACGCGGCCCCATGAGTCGGACGATTTCCGCATCTTTCTTGATAGCAACTTTCTTGTAGCAAGGCTTTCCACCTTTAAGGCAATCAGGCCACATGGCGGCTTTGGCGATCAGGTGCCAATCGTGGCGGTGCTCGCGTGGCACCGCGAGGGAAGTTCGCCATTCCTCGCGAGACTCTAGCCACGAGAACAAGCGAGCAGCTTCTTTGCGGGCCGCCTGCCACGACCGAAACTCCGCCTCGGAATCGCAGCCACAGATAGCGCAGATGCCTTTGTCGCGCTTTTTCAACTCCTGCCGAATGTAGGCGGGATCATTGATCGCTCGCCATTGCTCCACACAGGCATCACTGAACCATGTGCGGCGCGGAGGTTGGGGAACCTGCCCACAGCCGCAAGAGCATAGCGTGACGCCATCAACGATGACGCGCTTGGATGGCTCTCGGCGTTTAGTGCTCATGGTATTTTGTGCTGTGAAATGGTATTCGTTAAAACGTGTCTGCTGCGTCGGCTTCTTCACCTCGCATGGATGCCCACTCGCCAAAGTGGCGGAGCACGGTGCCGGAGTTTAGCCGATCACGGATGCGCTCGCCAAGCCACTCGCGGATTTTTGGAAGGGTTTCGTTGCTCAGAAGAATGGTTTGCGTTCCGGCCTTGTGGCGTCCGTCGAGGATCGTGAACAGAATCTCCTCGCCATCGGCAGGAAGGGGACGAAGGGCAATTTCATCGAGCACGAGCAGATTGGCGACGATGTACCGGGAATAGATCGCTTCCGGCCCGCCTGACTCATAGGAGCGATGGACGGCGCGGAACAGGGCCGAGCACTCCACCCATGCAACCGGCCATCCGGCGTCGAGGCGGGCAATCGCCACAGCGGCGGCGACGTGGCCTTTCCCGGTGCCTGGGGTTCCTGCAAAGATGGCGTTGCGGGCCGTGTGGTCGTGGATCGCCTGACCGATGCGGACAAATTCAGCCGGGTTGCCAGTCTTGATGCCGGGCCTATCGGTGCGGAAGTTCGCCAGCGTGGCGTGTCGCACATCGGACGGGATGCCCGCTTGAATCAACCGGCGCTCGCGGGCCTTCTGGTTCTCATCCCCGGCGCAGAGCGGACAGCGATAGACCGCCCTCCCGGCCTGCAAACTGGCCTCGTGGATCATCACAGCCATCGTTCCGGGGTGCGTCTTGCAGTCCCGTGATGGCGGCATGGTGGCAAGCTCGGCCTCGAAAGCAGCCGTCTTGGCTTGGATGGAGCCAAGGAGCCGGTTCATAGCCTCCTCGGCGCTTGCAGCCTTCTGGAGCCGTTCAGCCTCGACTTGGGCCTGTGCTGCCTCGCGGGCGGTTTTGGCGGCCTGCCAGCGAGCTTGCGCGGCGGCAATGATCTGTTTTTCGTCGTCGGTGCTCATGGCTGGAAGCTGCGGACAAGGTTCACGATTTGGGCGATCTGCTCAGGAGTGAGAGCAGCGGTTTGAATGCGCAGGCTTTCCGCGATGCCGATTTTGTGACCGTCCTCACAATACCACGCGCAAGACAATGGCAACGGCTCAACCAAGGGCGTCACAAGGCTTTTACGAGCCTTCACCTTTTGCTCGCGTTCTGCATTGGCGTCGCGTTTCGCATTGGATGCAGCCAGCCGCTTTTCGCAGTTGTGCAGCACATTGTTGAAGAGGGTGATGAATGACTCGCGCCAGTTTGCGACACTGCAATCGACGCGGCGCTTCAAGCAGTTGTAACCGCCAGAAATGGCAAACCCATCAATAACTCGGGGCAGTCTGATTCCGAAACATGTGCCTCCCGACTTCTTGGCTTCAACACAAAAACCAAGACGAATCCTTTCAAGGTCTGTGTCGATTTCCGAATAAACTCGGCGCAATCGTTGCTCGATTTGTTCCGGCGTGGCCGTTCGGATGAGCGTCAGGAGGTCAGGGGTGAGGTAGGGATGCAGTTTCATTAGTGTGGTAGGGTTAGAAATCTTGGGGTGACTGGCCGGGCTTGAGTTTCGCCATTGCCCCGTCAGGCGTGTAAGCGGCGTGGCGGTCGCGGTCGGTCTGGCGGTAGCCGGTTCCACGCTGGCCGCCCTTCTGGCTCGGCATCCAGCCTTGGGACTTCCATTTGCGCATACCAGCCTTCCAACACTTCGAGGCGCTGCTGCCGTTCCTCCAGCCGTTCGCCGTCCAGTGGTCAAACATCGCGGTTCCATCGGAGGCGGGGAGGCCGAGTTCGATGGCGTAGGCTTCGAGTTCAGCCTGAGTGCCTTTGCCCTTCGACGGGTTGGCTGGCGGTTCGAGTCCAGGCAATGCGGCTTCGGGTGCCTCGCGCTCGCGTGTACGGGCAGGAGCGGGGG